AGATTGCTTCTGCTGACAGTACAAACATAGGTCAAAACGTAGGAATTGATAGCGCGTGGCGAGGAACTTATACGCCACCAACAAAGGAGGCTAGAGCTGCTCTAATGAGAGAACGTATTGAATCGCATCAAAGCGCACAAGTATGGGATCGGACTGTTGCGCCAATTCAGGTAAATTTATTTGATTAACGAGGGGAGGCAATGACGATTGAGCTAGCGAGAGGAGAGGCTGAGGAACTGCTGAATATTTTACGGATGGTGTACTCAAATCATGAGCTAACGAAGATCATCAGTAATCGGCTAGCCGGAGATGTGCTGATTGAGTTCCCACCTGAGCCTGTAGAGGAAAAGCCTGTTGCAGAGTGGAAAGAACTGTCTACGGCAGAGATTAAGGCACTCTGGAACGTAACGAAGAAACCTAGTGAATTTGCCAGTTTACTGCTGGCTAAAGTTAAGGAGAAGAATTATGAGTGGAGACCATAATCAGTATCAGAAAGGCTCTGTATTACAGCAGCCTGAACAAGAATGGAAGTACAACCCAATGACAGGTGAGCCGTTAGTTGATGGTTGGCCTTTGTACTCAGGATTGCCACAGCGAGTATGGGTTAGCCTGACCGATGAGGAAATATCAGAGTTAATTCGGAATACTCACAACACTGGCAGTTTTGTGCGTGCTATAGAAGCCAAGCTGAGGAGTAAAAATGAGTCTTGAGGCAAGAGCGATAGAACTAGATGAGGCTAGGAAGGCTCGAATCCTAAAGTCAGAGACTATTGACGTTGAGAAGTATCTACATTCCAACGACGTAACGATACGGGTCAAGAAGGCTTCTGACTGGTTAGATTCCATCAAAGAGGCTTACCTATCGGAAACTGTAGAAAAGAAAGTCGTTATGCCTTGGACGAAGACGCATGATTCTTTTGCCTATCGTGAGGGCGAGGTAACTGTCTACGCAGGTTCTAACGGTGGTGGTAAGTCGCTTATCACGGGTCAGATAGCGTTGAGTCTGGTCAAGCAGGGGCAATCAGTCTGCATAGCATCGTTTGAGATGAAGCCTGAACGGACGCTACAGAGGATGCTTAGACAGTTCTCAGGTGAATCGTTGGATGATCCGTTGACGCATGACAGGGCAGGATTTATCACGAAGATGGTTGACCGGATGGACAAGTTTCTATCCGACAAGATGTACCTTTACGACCAGCAGGGAACTACGTCACCGGAGAAGGTGATTGCTATGTCGCGGTATTGCGCTGTAGAGCTAGGGGTAAAGCATATCGTTATCGACAGCCTGATGAAGTGCGTCAAGAACGAGGATGACTTTAACGGTCAGAAGTCTTTCATTGACGAGCTAACCGCATTGGCTAGGGATCACAACGTACACATCCACCTTATCCACCATATCCGCAAGCAGCAGACTGACGAGACACAGCCGAACAAGAACGACTTAAAAGGATCAGGAAGTATATCGGATCAGGTGGATAACGTCTTTTTGGTATGGAGAAACAAGAAAAAAGAAAACCAGAAGAACCGGGGTGAGCAGATAGACGAGACTCAGCCAGATACCTACCTAATGTGCGAGAAACAGAGGAATGGTGACGGACAAGAATGGTACGGACTCTGGTACGACAGTCTGAGTCAGCAGTTTGTGGAGAGGATAGGGGCGAGAATTGACTTTGATAACAGAGGAAGTTTTAAGGCATAGGTGTGAAGTCCGTCAGGTTCTGGCTTGGCGTACTGAGGACAGGGGCAAGGCGATGGAGTATCTGGCTAAGGTCAAGGGTGACAGGAGAGACCAGCTAGAGAAGGATTGCCGAGACCAGTGGGAACGTGGGAACCGTGGCAAATGGGGGGATTGGCGTGGTCTATAAGCGTGTGGATTCTAATCAAGTCCAGATTGTTAAAGAACTAAGACGCTTGGGGATGGAAGTCGAGCATCTTCACGGGGTGGGCAAGGGATGTCCTGACATTCTGGTGGGATACCGGGGCAAGAACGTCCTGCTGGAGATAAAGCGGGACGATAAGGCCAAGCTGACCCCGGATCAGGTGCTATGGCATCACAGTTGGAAAGGTCAGGTTGCGGTGGTTACTAACGTAATCGACGCAATAAAGGCGGTAAAAGAGGTATGCCGGGAGCCATGAAGACCATAACGATAACGGATGAGGATTACGATTTATGCGTAATGGTCGCAGCCATGAGGAATATGGTTTCTAGGGCTAGCAATACCAAAGACCGGCAAATGGGCAATCAGTCTGCGCTAGAGACAGACTTGACAGGGATCATTGGCGAGTACGCATTTTGTAAGCTACACAATATCTTTCCAGACTTAATCGCTAAAACTAGGTCAGGTTCTTACGACTGTCTTTTCAAGGGACAGCGTATTGACATAAAAACAACTAAATACAAAGACGGTAGGTTATTGGCAACGACTAAGCTAAACGACGATGTAGATGTCTATGTGCTGGCTATCGTTAATGGCAAGAGCGTAAGTTTCCCCGGATGGACGAGAAAAAGCCAGCTAATCAAAGAGGAAAACCTTAAGAACTTAGGGCATGGCGATACCTACGTTATGGATCAGGAGAAGCTAAACCCTTGGAAATAGCCGGTATAGGATTTACCTATAGCAATACATTTACCTATAGAAATAAATGTGTTTACCCAAAGCAATGTAATAGATAAGATTTAGCCATACCAACACGGTATTAGCAAAGGGGAAACAAATGGAAAACCAAGCAAACAAGCAAGGCTCAGTAAAAATCGGCAGATCAGGGACAAAACTGCATCCAGCATTTATCGACCCACGATACGGCTTAATCATCCAATGTTCTTGCCCCGGAACTCAGCAAGGTAGCGCATATAAGGGTGCAAGATTTTTTGAAAACGTAGCAGCAAATTGCAATCATCGTTAATCAACCAGCCGGGGGAAACCCCGGCGTTCTAGGGGAGCAACATGGAATCAATCAAACTTGGTACTTATGCTCAGATGATGGGGCATTTTGATGACTTTAATTTATTTAGACCTGAAGCAAAGCATTTGATGGATGCTTATGAAAGCCTTTGCGAGAAAACACTATGGTGCATGAGAAGTGCTGTATCTGACGATCAGGACAGAAAAGAGGTTATTTGTCTTTATTCTGGAGTCCGAGCATTACAGGTCGCGTTGTGTATGTACTTAGTTGAGGATGGGGATGACAAACCAGACTTTCGTGGCCTGTTTGAGTATGCCCGTGAAGTAAAAAGTCTTAATTTTTTACCAATAGAAAAATAAGGGGATGAAATGGAATCAATCAAGATCGAAGGTGTAGAGCAGCATCAAGGCATTTACGTTGACACCATAGGCGAGGATGTCTGGGTCAACATTATCGTCCGAAATGGTAGTGCCAATCTTTGCATAACGCCGGAGAACGCTGAGAAGCTAGTTGAGGCATTACGAATCGCTATCGGTCAGGTGGAATATGAAGGTTGATCCTCACGAGGCAATCGACTTTATCTACCGAAACTCTACGGCTTACGCTAAGGCTAAGGCTGAAGTCACATACCTTGAGGAGTTTCGCAAGAGTAAGAAGGCTATTTTATTCTCACAGGCTATCGGGAATACGGTAGCTGACAGGGAGAATCAGGCTTACGCTCACCCAGAGTATCAAGCCTTGTTAAAAGGCCTTCAGGCGGCTGTAGAGGCTGCTGAGGAGCTTAGATGGCAGTTGATAGCGGCACAGGCTCGCATCGACGTATGGAGGTCTCAGGAGGCTTCTAATCGGACTATGGATAGGGTGACGCAATGACCAGAGATGACATTATCCGCATGGCGCGGGAGGCTGGCTGGCAAGAAGATATGTTTGGTATCGGCATTTGGGACAGCAAAGAGTTGAATGTCTTTGCCAACCTAGTCGCAGCTCATGAGCGTGAGGAATGCGCGAAGCTATGTGAGATGGTTAAAGATGATGACCTTTACTTTGGTAGCCAATATGCCGCTGCTATCCGCGAAAGGGGTGCGTTATGACTGACATACAAGATAACGTACCAGATGATAGCAATTTGGCACAATGTGAGTGGTGTGGCTGGGTAGTAGACTGGGATGAGGTTCCGAGAGCTAGGGACTTATCTGGCGAGATCGTTACCTGCTGCGAGGAATGTAACGAGGGCGAATCGTTTGTAAATTATCCATCTAAGAGGTTTGCGTTTGCGGAAAAAAGAACGTGAATTCTTATCCGAGATTGCTGACATAGGTTGCATATTATGTTACAAACTTGGATACGCAGGTACTCCTGCTGAGATTCATCATATTAGGGGGGTAGGGTTAGGACTGGGAGTCAGGAATTCTCATTCTAACGCTATCCCCCTTTGTCCTGAGCATCATAGGGGTAATACTGGGTATCACGGTTTGGGTCGTAAGGCATTTGAACGACGGTATTCCGTGACTGAATCTGAACTGCAAGACTTAGTTATGGAGTTGCTAAATGAAAAAGATGTCTAAGGCTCAAAAGAAGGTAGGCAAGGTCATGGGTGAGTACAAAGAGGGAACTCTGCACTCAGGCAAAGGTGGCAAGGTCGTAACGAACCCTAAGCAAGCCGTAGCTATTGCGTTGAGCGAGGCAGGTATGGCTAAGAAGGGCAAGAAGAAATGAAGCCCGGACTCTACGCAAATATCAATGCCAAGCGTAAACGTATCGCTGAAGGTTCAGGCGAGAAGATGCGTAAGGTCGGTTCAAAAGGTGCGCCAACTGCTGCGGCGTTTAAGGAATCAGCTAAAACAGCCAAGCCGAGGAAAAAATGAAGAACGGTCAAAAGAAATCTGACAAAGAGTTGCTAAAAGAGTATCTCGACGAAGAAAAAGAAAAGAAAAAGAACGGTGTTAATGAAATAGAAATCGAGATCAAGATTCCTATGGGTAAGCAGAAGCGGGGTAAAAATGGCCGCAGCATGGACTAAGAAGGCCGGTAAAAACGCTAAGGGTGGCTTGAATGAAAAGGGCAGAAAGTCCTACGAGGCTGAGAATCCCGGTTCTAACCTAAAGGCTCCGGTAAAATCAGGGGATAACCCACGAAGGGCTAGCTTTTTGGCGCGTATGTCAGGTATGCCGGGAGCAGAGTATAAAAATGGTGAGCCTACTCGTTTGCTACTATCTTTACGGGCATGGGGAGCCAGTTCAAAGGCCGATGCCAAGGCTAAAGCAGCCGCAATATCCGCAAGAAACAAGAAAAAATGAGATACAGCTACGGGATGGAGAACATCCGGGTTCGTCATTGGGGCGAGGAAGCGGACATTCTGATCGGGTCTTTCTGCTCGATTGGCGATAACGTCGAGATATTTCTAGGTGGGAATCATCGGACAGATTGGGTAACGACCTACCCTTTCGGGCATATCAACGAAAACGTATTCGCTTGGCATGGTAAAGGCCATCCAGCGACTAAGGGTGATGTTGTCATTGGTAACGATGTCTGGATAGGGTCGGGATGCACGATTATGTCCGGGGTGACGATAGGAGATGGTGCTGTCCTAGCGGCTAAGTCTGTGGTTACAAAGGATGTCCCTCCTTATGCGGTAGTCGGTGGCAATCCAGCCCAAGTCCTAAAGTACCGTTTCAACGGGGATCAGATAGAGAAGCTGCTAGAAAACCCTTGGTGGGAGCTACCAGAAGCCCGTATAAACGATTTAATCCCGTTACTGTGTTCAGACAAGGTAGAGGACTTAATTGCAGCCCTTAACGCTTAATTTAGGTTCTGGTAAAGATTGGCGGGATGACTGCTTGAACGCAGACATTCAGGCTAGGGTAAAGCCGGACTGGGTGGTAGATATTTCTAGGGTGAATTTTGGCGAGGTTATAGCTACTCGGTTCGGGGAAATGCAGATCAAGCCTTATATGTTCGATAAGATCATTGCTAACGATGTTCTGGAGCATATCCCGGACTTGGTAGCCGCGATGACGAACTGTAAGAATCTGCTAAAACCTAAAGGTGAGTTCCATATTCATGTGCCGTATGAGCTAAGTCTAGGTGCATGGCAAGACCCGACTCACGTTAGGGCGTTCAACGAGAATAGCTGGCTGTACTACACGGACTGGCACTGGTACTTAGGTTGGGAAGATCGTTTTTACATGAAGCAGATGGCGTTTAATCTGTCCGAGTACGGCAATGAGTTAGCAGAAAAGAAAGTAACAGACGCAGAGATACTGAGAACTCCGAGGGCTGTCGATTCGATGAGTGTTATTTTATGCAAGCAATCGTAATCTGTACGGTAAACAATCCCGGCATTACTGTGCTGCTGGAGTCTATTCGTTGCTATGGTGACAAGTTACCCGTGTACTTATGTAGTAATAATCTTGGACTCTGGGCAAGAGCAAGAGAGATCACGGAAAACCTTATCTACCGACCCAATCCTGCTA